AAGGCGGGTGGCTCGGGTGGTGATCCTGGTGAGTGGTCTGCTCGTAAAGCACAACTTCTTGCTAAAGAGTACAAAGCCAAAGGTGGGGGTTATAAGACATGAGCAAAGAGAAAACACACTATTTGCCTGATGGCAAGGTCTATAAAGGGCCAACCCACAAGGCGGGTGATAAGCTGATGACGGGTGTAAAACATACGCCCACAAGCAAGTTTCTTAGCCATACACCAAAGAAGAAGAAATGAAGAACCCTCAACAATCCCTGAAAGATTGGTCTAAACAGAATTGGAGAACCAAGTCTGGTAAACCTTCGTCTGTTACGGGTGAGAGGTATTTGCCCGAGGCGGCTATTAAGTCTTTGTCGGCTAAAGAGTATGCAGCAACCACTAAGGCCAAGCGTGAAGGCACAAAGGCTGGTAAACAGTTTGTTGCCCAACCTAAAGCTATTGCAAAGAAAACAGCAAAATTTAGATGAGGTAGATATGAAGAGTCCTGCTTGGCAAACAAAAGAAGGAAAAAACCCCAAGGGGGGCTTGAATGCCAAAGGCAGAGCATCGTATAATGCAGAAACTGGTGGGAATTTAAAACCACCCGTCAAATCGGGAGACAACCCTCGTAGGGCATCCTTTCTAGCACGAATGGGCGGCAATTCTGGCCCTGAGATGAAAGATGGAAAGCCTACCAGACTTTTACTTTCTCTTAGAGCTTGGGGCGCAACGTCCAAGGAAGACGCTAAAGCCAAGGCTAAAGCGATCTCTAAGAGGAATAGTAAATGAGGCCAGTATCAGTCAGTTCAAATCCAACAGCTAACACGCTGACAACCTTGTACACAGTCCCTAAGGGGTACTATGCAAGGGTGGTTTTGCTTCACGCTAATAACGCTTCTGGCTCAAACAAGCACGTTACTTTTAATTGGACTGACACTAGCGCAAGCCTTACTGTTAGCGTAATTTTTGAATTCACAGTTGCCTCCAAAACCTCATTGTCATTTGGCTTGCCTTATTACTTTGTCATGGAAGAGGATGATGTTTTAAAGGTGATAACTGAGTCAGCGTCAACAATGGCAGTTGTTGCAACATTTGAAATTGAAGGGTCACAAAGAACATGACTTACTTAGAACTTGTTAACGATGTTCTCATTCGATTGCGTGAGTCATCAGTTTCAACTGTTGGCGAAACAGCCTATTCTTCTTTAATTGGCAAGTTTGTCAATGATGCCAAGCGTCAAATTGAAGATAGTTATTCATGGAATGTCTTAGGACAAACAATTACAGTTACTACTACTGCTGCCACAAGTTCTTACGCTTTGACAGGTGCGGGTCAGAAGTTTCGTGTTAATGACGCTATTAACACTACCAGTGTTATTACTTTAGATAACACAACTACTGCGGACATGAACCGCAAGCTCAACTTTGGCACACCTTCACAGTCTATTCCTAGCGAGTTTTGCTTTAATGGGGTAGATGGTAGTGGCGACACAAAGATTGACTTGTTTCCCGTTCCTGATGGCGTGTATACACTGAAGTTTGATTTAACCATCCCACAGGCTAATTTGTCTGCTGATGGCACATCTGTCAAGGTTCTTGATTACTTGGTTGCTCAAAGTGCCTATGCCCGTGGTCTGATTGAGCGTGGTGAGGATGGTGGCACTGCCTCTTCTGAAGCCTATGCCTTGTTTAGAGGGATGCTATCTGACGCTATTGCATTGGAAAGCACTCGTTATCCTGAAGATAACTTCGTGGCGGTCTAATGTCCAAACCTCTACAAAGTTACAGTCTTTCAGCACCAGGCTTCTATGGCCTGAATACTGAAGATTCTCCCCTTGATTTAGGGGCTGGCTTTGCTTTGGTTGCTACTAACTGCATCTTGGATCAGTATGGTCGTATTGGTGCTAGAAAAGGCTACACAAGGGTTAACCCCTCTTCTGGTACTCTTGGTGCTAATGATGTAGGTGTTATCCATGAATTAGTGCAAAACGATGGTGCTTTGACTATTCTGTTTGCGGGTAACAACAAGCTATTTAAACTTGGTACTGCTAATGCGGTTACTGAATTAACCTATGGTGGTGGCGGTACAGCTCCAACCATTACGGCATCTAATTGGCAATGCGCATCTTTAAATGGCATTGCTTACTTTTTTCAAACTGGTCACGATCCTCTGATCTATGACCCCGCTGTTAGCACAACAACATTCAGAAGAGTCTCTGAGAAAACAGGCTATGTAGGAACAGTTCCATCTGCCAACATTGCCATCTCAGCATTTGGTCGTCTGTGGGTAGCAAATACTGCTTCCGAAAAAGTAACTGTTTCTTTCTCTGATCTGATAGCAGGTCATGTTTGGGGCGGTGGCACTTCAGGCTCATTGGATGTATCACGGGTTTGGCCTAATGGTGCTGATGAAGTGATGGGATTGGCAGCGCACAATGATTTCTTGTTTATCTTTGGTAAACGACAGATTCTTGTTTATTCTAATGCTTCTACCCCTGCATCTCTGGTTCTTAGCGACACAGTAGGCTCTATTGGATGTATTGCAAGGGATACAATTCAAAGCATCGGCTCTGATGTTGTGTTCTTATCAGACTCAGGCGTTCGCTCTTTAATGAGGACTATTCAAGAGAAATCTGCACCCCTGAGAGACATTTCTAAGAATGTGCGCTTTGACCTAAATTCATCTTTAGTTGGTGAATCATTGGTTAATTTGAAATCTGTTTACTCAGAAAAAGAAGCCTTTTATTTACTTGTTTTACCTGCGGCCTCTGTAGTTTATTGTTTTGACACTAAGCAATCATTGCAAGATGGTGCGTCAAGGGTTACTAAATGGGATTCTATTGCTCCAAAATCTTTAAAATCACTGCGTAATGGTGACTTGTACATTGGTAAAAATGGTTTTATTGGACAGTATGGGGGGTACATTGATGACACTACAAGCTATCAATTTGTCTATTACACCAACAATGCTGATCTTGGAAATCCAAACCAGATTTCTATTTTGAAAAACATTTCAGCAATTGTGATTGGTGGCTCAAACCAGTTCTTAACGATCAAGTGGGGCTTTGATTATTCAGGTGCTTATCAAGCACAGAATGTTTTTATTCCAACTCAAGCAAGTTATGAGTATGGAGTAGCTGAATACAACGTAGCTGAGTACAACGCTGGCATTGCTATCAAAACACTAAAAGCAAATGCTTCAGGTGCGGGAAAAATTGTTCAAACTGGTTACGAAGCAACAATCAATTCCATATCATTTTCATTGCAAAAGATTGAAATTCAAGCCAAAGATGGCAAAATGGCCTAAGAGGTAAACCATGAGTAATTACACCAAAACTACTAACTTTGCAACCAAAGATAATCTCACGCCTGGCAATCCCCTCAAGATTGTTAAGGGTGCAGAGATTGATACAGAGTTCAATAATATTGCTACTGCTGTTGCAACCAAGACAGATAACTCTGCTGCGGCAATAACGGGTGGCACTATTACGGGGATCACCGATCTAGCGGTAGCTGATGGCGGTACGGGTGCGTCTACAGCGGCTAATGCAAGAACTAACTTAGGTTTGGTAATTGGAACAGATGTGCTTGCACCTACAGGGTCTGCGGCAAATTTAACTTCTTTTCCAACACTTAATCAAAACACAACAGGCAATGCGGCAACAGTTACTACCAATGCTAATCTAACAGGTGCTGTTACTTCTGTTGGAAATGCAGCGTCTTTGGGTTCATTTACTTCTGCTCAGTTGCTTGGTGCTTTGACAGATGAAACAGGAACAGGCTCTGCTGTATTTGCTACCTCACCTACTTTGGTGACTCCCATCTTAGGTACGCCAACAAGTGCCACACTAACCAATGCAACTGGCTTGCCTCTGTCTACAGGTGTTACAGGTACTTTGCCCGTAGTAAATGGTGGAACAGGACAGACCTCTTACACAGATGGGCAATTGTTGATTGGTAACACAACTGGTAACACATTAACAAAAGCCACTCTGACTGCGGGAACAAACGTCACGATTACCAACAGCGCAGGTGGAATTACCATTGCGGCATCTAGCGGTGGAACACCAGGCGGTTCTACTACTCAGGTTCAGTACAACAATGCAGGTGCTTTTGGTGGTATTACAGGTGCTACAACCAACGGCACAGCATTAACTCTTGTTGCCCCTCATCTTGGAACTCCTGCAAGTGCTACGCTTACCAATGCAACAGGTTTACCCCTTTCTACAGGTGTGACAGGCAACCTACCCGTTACCAATCTGAATGGTGGAACTTCTGCATCTGCATCAACCTTTTGGCGTGGTGATGGTGTTTGGTCTGCTCCCGCAGGTTCTGGCGATGTGGTCGGCCCTGCGTCTTCAACAGATAATGCAATTACTAGATTTGACAGCACTACAGGCAAGTTAATTCAAAATAGTTCAGTGACTGTGGCTGACGATGGTGCGATTACTGCACCGCAAGTAGGATCGGTAATTCCTTTTTACTATGCGAACCAAGCGGCTTTCCCATCTGCGGCTACTTATCACGGGGCATTGGCTCACAGTCATTCAGATGGTGCAATGTACTTTGCTCATAGTAGTGCATGGTACAGATTGCTTGATGAAAATACAGACGTTACTGTGGCTCAAGGTGGTACGGGTCTTTCAACTCTTACAGCTAACAACGTCATATTGGGTAATGGGACTTCAACACCTTTGTTTGTTGCACCTAGTACAACGGGTAATGTGCTGACTTCTAACGGCACAACTTGGCAATCTACTGCGCCAGCCGCTAGTGGTTTAACAAGGGCGCAAGTCACCGCAATTTCTTTTGTTTTTGGTTTTTAAGGATCAATCATGGCAGCACCAAATATTCTTGCAGCGACAACTGCAACACCACATACAGTTTCTATTACCCCTGCGGATACTTCTCGTAACGCATTGGTGACAGCACCCTCATCTGGTGCGGCACAAAAGATCAATCAGATTATTGTGTCAAACATTGATGGCACAACAGCCTACGATGCAACAGTTGAAGTTCGTTTAGCTGATGGCACAACTCATCGTGCTATTGCTTCCACAATCTCTGTACCACCAGACGCATCTTTGATCGTATCTGATAAGACAACTATGTTTTATTTGCTCGACACATCTGTAACTGGTGAAGCAAGCACATTGTGGGCAACCAGTAGCACTGCAAGCAAGTTGACTTTCACAGTAAGCTACGAGACTGTTTCCTAAAGGCATCCCATGGGACTCCGATACACGGGAAACATTGTCTCTGCTGGACGTAACGGCATTAACTACCCTGTCAAAGAGGTGGAATACCTTGTCGTTGCTGGCGGGGGTGGTGGTGGTGGTGCTAATGGCGCAACACCAGCAGGCGGTGGCGGTGCGGGTGGTCTTTTGACTGCTACAGGATACGCTGTAACTATTGGTTCAAGCATCACAATAACAGTTGGTGCTGGTGGTTCTGGTGGTGTTGGAAACTCTACTGGTGGTAGTGCTGGCGCTAATTCAGTTTTTGGTTCTATTACTTCTACTGGTGGTGGGCTTGGCAATATTATTACTGGTGCAGGTGGTACAGGTGGTAGTGGTGGCGGTGGTAGTTATGGTGGCGCAGGCGGTTCAGGAACATCTGGTCAAGGTTTTGCTGGAGGTTCTGGCACTACAAGCGGTAATCAAGGCTCGGGCGGTGGCGGGGGCGCTGGCTCTGCGGGTGTAGCAGGTACTGGAACAAATGCTGGTAATGGCGGTGCAGGTCTTGTTTCATCCATTTCTGGCGCACAAATTCAATACGCTGGTGGTGGTGGCGGTTCTTTATACAATTCAACTGCAAATGGATTAGGTGGTGGTGCTGGCGCAGGGAATGGTGGCATCTGGAACGCTGTGGGAGGTTCTGCTATTTGCGCTGGCATTGCGGCATTGCCAAACACAGGCTCTGGCGGTGGCGGCGGTGCTGGTATTGCTAATGGTGGCACTGGAGGCTCTGGCATCGTAGTCATCCGCTACCCATCTTACTTAGCCCCTGCTACATCAACAACAGGCTCACCAGAAACTTATGTCACAGGCTTTTGGCGTGTGTACAGATTCGTTGCCTCTGGCACGATTACTTTCTAAGGGTAGATATGGCTACAGGATTATTTACTCTTAAACAAGTTAACCAAGCACTTGCACAAAAGGCTTGGACAGGCCCACAGAAAACTGGTTGGGTTGAGTACCTTGTTGTTGCTGGTGGAGGTGGTGGTGGAACTTATTACCTAGAGGCTGGCGGTGGTGGAGGCGGTTTGTTAACTGGCATATTGCCTGTCGCTACTGGCTCTGCAATTACAGTTACTGTTGGCGGTGGTGGTGCGGCAACTGCTAAAGGGGCTAACTCTGTATTTTCATCAATTACATCAATAGGTGGTGGCGGTGCGGCTACCTCAAATTATGGGGGTGGCACTTCTGCTCCAACTAATCCATCAGTATGTAATGGCGGCTCTGGTGGTGGTGCAAATGGTTATGGTGGGTATCCTGCGGTTGGTTTTGGTGGTACTGGCACTTTAGGACAGGGCAACAATGGAGGAACTGGTGGCCCGTCTAATGGCTATGGTTCTGGCGGTGGCGGTGGCGGGGCAGGGACTGTAGGATTAAATGGAACTCCGGGTTCTGCTAAAAATGGAGGAAATGGCGGTGCTGGTATTGCATCTGCCATCTCAGGAACAGTTACCACATACGCTGGAGGTGGAGGTGGCAGTAATTCAGGTGCATCAGGTGCAGCAAATGGTGGTGCTGGGGGCGTAGGCGGTGGAGGTGCAGGTAATAGCGTTAACGGCACAGGTGCTGGTGGTAACGGCACAGCCAACACAGGCGGTGGCGGTGGCGGTGCTAATAATAGCGCATCAGGCTCTGTTGGCGGCTCTGGCATTGTCATCATTCGCTACCCAAGCACATTTGCTGATGCTGCAAGCGTAAGCAACGGCACAAAGACAACTGCTAACGGCTACACAATTTACACATTCTTGACTAGCGGAAGTATCACACTATGAGCAATTTATTAGGTGGATATTTGTCGGCAACTTTTAACCCTTTATCTGGTGCGCCTACGACTGTTGAATATCTAGTGGTCGCTGGTGGGGGTGGAACTGGTGGTCAAGGTGGACAAGCCTCTGGCGGTGGCGGTGCGGGTGGACTTTTAACTGCTACTGGCTACGCTGTAACTATTGGCTCTAGCATTGCAATCACTATTGGTGCTGGTGGTGCAGGAGGCCCTGCTGGGTCTGACAACAATGGAAATGCTGGTTCTAATTCAACTATTGTTGGTGGCACAACTATAACTGCCACAGGCGGTGGTTATGGTGGCGGTGCTAGTGGTTCAACTGCTGGAGGCAATGGTGGCTCTGGTGGCGGTGGTCGCAATGGTGGCACAGGCGGTACAGGGACTTCTGGTCAAGGATTTGCTGGTGGTGGGTCTGTAGGTGGTGGTGCAACTGGTGCTGGTGGTGGCGGTGGTTCTGGCTCAATAGGTATTGATGGAAAAGCAGACATAGGTGGTGGTTCTGGTGGTGCTGGTACTTGCTCAACCATTACAGGCCAACGTGTTTTTTACGCTGGTGGCGGTGGCGGTGGTGCAACATCAACTAGCAGTGGAGTTAATACACCTCGTGGTTTAGGTGTTGCTGGTGGTGGTGATGGTGGCTCTCAAGCGTCAGTTGGTACTGTTTTTAATACACCAACGCCCGCTATTGCTAATACAGGCAGTGGGGGCGGTGGTGCTGGTTATGGACAAGCAGGAACTGCTGGCGGCTCTGGCATCGTAATCATTCGTTACCCTGCAACGCAAAGCCCTCCCGCATCATTTGGTGGCGCAAACACACCTCAAATTTCTTATGCTGATGGTTGGCAAATATACACTTGGACAAGTTCTGGGACTGTGACATTCTGATGGAAATCTTTGTTTATGTCATTACCAACAAACTCGACATGAAGCAGTATGTCGGGATTACTACCAACATGCGTAAGCGTTGGGGTGAACATAAACTTGCATCCAACAACAAAAATGCTTTGGGCCGTGCCATTCAAAAATATGGTGCAATCAACTTTGATATGCAACACATTGCCAGTGCCACGGACTGGACTAATGCTGGTTTAGTAGAAACGGCTTTGATCCAGCAGTTAAATACCAAAGCCCCACATGGTTACAACCTGACCAATGGTGGAGATGGGACTCTTGGGTTTAAACACACCGCAGAGGAATGCCAGCGCAGAAGCGAACGATGCCCAACACGCAATCCTGAGATTATGAAGCTGATTGCAGATAAGCAACGTGGCGTTAAACGGCCCCACACATCTGGTGAAAATAATCCACTGTTTAACAGGACAGGATTAAAATCACACGCAACAAAGCATATTGTGATAGCTACAAACATGGCAACACAAGAGCAGAAGATTTTAATTGGTGCTAAAGCCATTAAAGAAGCTGGGTTTAACAGAGCGCACGTTTATGCTTGCGCTAATAAGCTCCGCAAAACACATCAACAGCATACGTTTGAATTTCAAGGAGAATCAGTATGAGCCACTTTGCCAAGGTTGAAAACGGAATCGTCACACAAGTTATTGTGATTGACTGGGAAACTTTGAATCAAGAAGGTCACCCTTGGGGCGATCCAGCTTCTTTCGTTCAGACCAGCTACAACACTCACGGCAATCAACACCCAGAGGGCAGACCTCTCCATAAAAACTACGCTGGGATTTCATACACATGGGATGGAACAGGCTTTGCCCCTCCACAACCATTTGCATCTTGGACTAAAAGTTCTGAAACATATCTGTGGGAAGCCCCGACACCTATGCCTACTGATGGCAAGATGTACAAATGGGATGAGCCAACATTGTCATGGGTTGAAGTAACTCAAGGGGCTTAACATGGGCCAATATTCTGGGATGTGGACACTAAGCCAAGCGTCCCAAGCCATTAAGGACAACAACTGGACTGGACTGCCTCCGCAGAATGTTGAATTCTTGGTGGTAGCAGGCGGTGGTGGTGGCGGTTCTTCTGATGGCTCACCAGGAGGTGGTGGCGGTGCGGGTGGGTTGTTGGCTGGCTTTGCGGGTGTAACTACAGGGACTCAACTGTGGGTAACTGTAGGAGGTGGTGGTGCTGGAGGTGCTGGAGGCTCTCAAGCTGGTGTCGTAGGAGGTACATCTGTTTTACTAGCTACAGCATCTACTGCTGTGACAGGAAACTTTATTGCTTATGGCGGTGGTGGTGGTGCTTATAACAACACATCTGCACCCGCTGGTACTTATGGCTCTGGTGGCGGTGGTTCTATTTCTGGATTTGGTTCATCTGGTACTTCTGGGCAAGGTAATGCTGGAAGTGCAGGATTTAATCCTGGAGGTGGACAACAACAAGCCTCTGGCGGTGGTGGTGGTGCGGGAACTGTTGCAACAAACGCTGGTAATGGTCTTGGTGGCAATGGTGGTGCGGGAATAGCAAGTGCAATTAGCGGCTCTGTAGTTACTTATGCTGGCGGTGGCGGTGGAAGTTATTTTTCATCAGGTACTGTTGGAACTGGCGGGGTTGGTGGAGGTGCTAATGGTGCATACGCCACAACAGCCAATAATGGGGCTGATAACACAGGCGGTGGTGGTGGCGGTGTTGGTCAATCAATACGAACTGGTGGAACAGGCGGTAGCGGTATCGTAATCCTCCGCTATCCAGACACATTCAGAGCCGCAACAACTTTCACACAAGACGCTACCCATACCTACACAGTAAGCGGTGGGTTTAGGATTTATACATTCTTGGCTAGTGGATCTATCACTTTTTAAATACAATAGATTCTTATGTACACACCTTTACGAACCCCTTTTACTTCAATGTCATTTACGCCTGATGTGCCTAGTAATGCATTAGGTCCTAATGAGT